GTCCATTATTGTCTGACTTGTTACAGTATCAGCCATCTATTTCTCCCTATTATATCTAAATATATTTATATGAGGATGGGGTATTCGCCCACCCTCATATGTTAAGTTACGCTAATTGGTCTCTATCAACCGTATCAGCTTTTCCTGATGCACCAACATCGTTACAGTCGATTACACAAGCATACGCTCTTAATCTTCCTGTAGCAGGAGCAGCACCTGTAATTTTACAATCAATCGTATCCGTAGATGATTGAAATTGTGTGAACAGTGAAGCCGCACCTGTAGTTACATCGTTTGACTGTCCATTTGAGCCTTCAGCACAGAATCCTGTAGAAGTAATATCTGCACCATCAATCATGTCATCACCTGCGGCAAAGTCCATGTCCAAAGCACAACTGGATGTAAACGCTTTCTCTACTTCAGCACCTGCAAATAGAACGAGTGTTCCTGCTGGGATTTCAATAAGCTGAAAGATGTCTCCATCTGTTCCTGAATATCCAGCAGTTACCAATGCGTCAATATCCAAGTAAGCTTGAATCATACGCATTGCACCCATACCTGTTTGTGAAGGTAGTGCCGCAATAGAATTAGAGGATACCCCTGTGGTATCCGATGATGTCATATCATAAGTAGCCATTAGTTATCCTCCTCTATATCTTAGATACATAGTAAGCACGAGTAAGTGCTTCAGGTCTAAGTATCTTTCGACCATACAAATGCATACCTCTGACAATATCGCCAAAAGAATCAGGGTCTCTATAAGACTCTGTTTTGTTGATTTGTTCAGCAGTTGCTACGGCAGAACTATGTCCTGCACATATCACTCCATAGTGTGATGAACCAGTAGAAGTTGCTCCTGTTGGTCCGTTTCCTACAGATGGTAAGTTATTAGATTGATACACTTTAAAGCCATGTATGTTATTGATAATCAATCCATTTTTGATTTGATTTGAATCAGTTACCCAATCCCCTTGCATTAAGCGAGAATCTTCATCCTGAAGCAATTCAGCAAAAACAGGGTCAATTACCAACCAACGGCTGTCTTTATCAACAAACTGTTGGTCTAACTTACGTGACATACGAGCAATCACAGACATAGGTGATGCTGTCGCAGTAGTTGCGTCAACAGCTTGTCCGTGTCCTCTTGGTACTACAACAATAGAGTTACTTGCTGTACCACCATTAAAGTCGTTAGCATCAACTAACATACTTGCCAGCAATTCGTTTGTGGCAGCAGATGAAACAGCTTTTGTACCTGAAACGGTAGTATTAGCTGTACCAGCAACTGAACTTAAACTAGATTGCTTAAAACCACATAGATAACCAAGAACCTCTTGGTCATACTGGTCTGCCAACCTGTAAGCAGCTCTATCAGATGCTAACTGTTGGAAGTTTACGTGGCTGTGTGCTTCTTCAATATCGTCAACTTTAAACGCAAAATAATTTGCTTTGTCAACAACTAAAGAAAAGTCCTCATCGTCAAGGTCTTGTGGTGAAATTTGTGTACCACGAGCGTATTCTTTGACGGTGATTTCCGGTTCTTTGATAATTTTAACGGTATCGCCCATATTGGAGATTTCGCCAAAATAATCAGAATTGGTTATGCCTTCAACGACAGAACCTTTTCTAAAGGCTACTTGAACCTGTTTGGAATAGATAACTGGTGAAAAGTTACCATTCGGTAGATTGCCATAGCCAGCAGCAGTTTGGAATGCCATAATATTTCTCCTTTTCCTTTACTACTAACAAATGCAAAATACTAAATTATATTTGAGGTCTATTGTTCAAAGGTGCAATTCTATTTGTACGAATAAAACTGGGCTTTTATTATATAGAGTAATCTAATACTCTTTCATATCTGCTGTATTTAATTAACATAAGTTGTTATACATATAATATAAGGTTATATTAATCCTATTGTATAGTTATACACAATAATTCTTGTTTGTCAACACTTTATCTAGCATTTCCTGATAAATCATAAATAAATTTTCCACTACGTATAGCTTCCATTATTTCGTCGGAATGTTTTTCATATTCCTGTGCCGACATTTTCTGTACATCTGACTCTTT